GAGTATAATAATAACAACCAAAAATAAAGACAATGGATGAAGACAACGAGATAGAAAGAGAAGAACTCCGATGGGAGTACGCACAGGAAACAAGACGAGACATCAGTAGACACAGAGGACTCATTGACTTTGATATAGACTACGAAGAAGAGGAAGAAGAAGATAGTGACACATAATTACGAGGACTTTGAATCGTACTTCTTCGCTGACTCTCGACAGTTCTCTTTTGAAGTAGCAGAGAAGTTTGATCTATTCTGGCAGAACAATGAGCTTGGATATGACAAGAACGGAAAGTTAATACGGACGAACAGACCAAGAAAGAAACCTAAACACGATTTCGACTTCACCAATAAGAACGAGAAGAAAAAATGGAACACTTAACTGCTTCAATGGTTGAGCTTGGCAAAGCTAGGTACAGGAACGCTAAGAAGTTACGCACACAGAATCAGTTATCATCCGAGACTCCTGCTTATATCAGACTTGCTGATTCAATGCACGAAGGTGTAGCAAATGTGATACAAAAATTCTTTGATGATTGCTCACAAGTACACGCACCCTGTCCTGTTTGGTTGCCTTTAGTGTGGGAGTTAGAAGCAGATGAAGTAGCTTTGTTAGCAATTAAAAGATCGTTTGATTTACTGGATGGTAACGACATGACCTTTGCTTATGTGTCCTTTGAACTAGCTAAGTCTATCGAGGATGAAGTACGAGTCCGTTACTTTAAAGAATATGTAGACAAAAATACATGGAAGCTATTACAAAGGGACAGGAAGAATGTCAAAAGCAGACAGCAGTTTCAGTCAAAGTTCTGGGATAAAGAAAAGAACTTACACAGTAAGGGTAGGTACGAACGATTTACACTGTGGACTAAGACAAATAAAGCAAAGATTGGTGCTTGGTTGTTAGAGATTATCCGTATGCAAACAAACCTTTTTACTTTGAAGAGTACACTGACCAGGAAGGGATCAACAATTAAAAAGATTGCACCTAATCCACAGCTACAGGAATGGGTTAGACAATTTGATGAGAACAGTGAGTCACTCCGTCCGTTTTGGTTGGCTACAACTGAAGAACCGTTGAGGTGGGAAAGTAATTACGGAGGTGGGTACATGAGTGATGACTTACCTGTCCTTCCCATTATGAAAAACGCATTTGACTTACGGAACAGAGACTTGAGTAATTTATATGAACCACTTAACCGACTTCAAGAAGTACCATATAAAATAAACAAGAAGGTACACGACATAATGTTATGGGCGTGGGAAGGGGATGTGTCTATAGGTACTATGGAAAAGAGAGACTTGTTACCTGTCCTTGAACCTGTTGAGAATTTAAAACAGACAGACCCAGAAGCATTCATCGCTTGGAAAAGAGAAGCAAAGTATGTACACGACTGGAACTTAGAGACTAGTGGGAGAAGGATGAGATCACTGCGTATTATGTATGTCGCAAAGATGTATGCGAAGCTTGAGAAGTTTTACTTTCCAGTACAGGTGGACTACAGGGGTAGAGTGTACAGTGTACCGTCCTTTGTCAGTCCACAGAGTTGTGACTTAGGTAGGAGTTGCTTGGAGTTTTACCGAGGTGTACCAATCAAGTGTGAGGAAGATGCTAAGTGGTTAAAGATACACGGTGCGAATGTGTGGGGGAGAAAGGGTACATTTGAGGATCGCATAGCTTGGGTGGAACAGAACACTAAAGAGATTGTTAGGATAGCTGAAGACCCTAGAACATACAAGCTATGGCAAGACGCATCTGAACCGTGGGCTTTCCTGGCTTTTTGTTTTGAGTACGCAGGATATAAGGAGAAGGGTTATGGATTTGTTACTCACCTACCTTGTCGTATGGATGCTAGTTGCAACGGTGTTCAGATACTATCGTTGTTGTTAAAGGATGAGAAGATAGGCAAGCTAACTAACTTAGTACCTGACCTACCACCACAAGATGTATATCAACACATCGCAGATCGAGTGAACGAAAACTTACACAAAGCGAAGAGTAAAAATAGTTTGGCAGGTGACTGGTTAAAGTGGGGGATAGATAGAAGATACACGAAGAGAATAGTAATGACTAAACCTTTTGGTATGAATGGATACACTAGTACCTTTGAGTTGGAGAGTGTGTTTTTAAAAGAGGTGAAGAATGGTAGGAGTAATCCGTTTGGAAAGAGCGAGTACTTAGAAGCTTTACTTTACCTGTCCACTATTGTTAATAAGCAAACTAATATTGTACTAGAGAACCACATCAACTTTATGAAGTGGATCAAAGCACAAGTTCTTACTTGTCCAGATACTTTAAAGTGGGAGACACCATTCGGAATTGAGATTCAACAACACATCTACGAGACGGTACAGATTGGATTGTTTTCTGTGTTAGGAATGGAAAAGACTACACTTAACTATCTAAAGAACACAGATAAAGTTGATCCTAAAAGACAAGCTAAAGCAGTGGTTGCCAACTACATACACAGTATTGATGCAAGTGTGGTACATTTTTTAGCTTGCAAACAGGACTATGATATAACAACTATACATGATTGCTTTGCTACGCAGAGTCCACACGCACCGAAGATGCACAAAGATTTAAGAGAGATTTACCACGATATATTTAATCAAGACCTCACAGGAAAGTTCAAGAGTGAGTTATTGAAACAATCAGGGAACACCGAAGTGACAGACAGCTTTGAACTTGGCACATTAGATGTGTCGGCACTAAACGACTGCACTTATATGTTCTCTTAATAAACAAAACACATAGAAGGAGAGATAAGATGGCGATTAAAGCTAGAACAAGACACCCACAAACAGTGACACCAGCAGGTACTGCTCAGTATCCATATGTTAACACACCTAACACTAGGTTTAACGATGAAGGTGAGTACAGTTGTGATCTGATAGTAACAAAGGAAGAAGCAGCAGCTTTGAACTTACAATTCCAACCTTTATTTGATGCTGAATATCAAGCTAAGTTAGATGAGTTAGGAAAGAAAAAGTTAAAGGTAGCTGATTTACCTGTGCGTGAAGATGATGAAGGTAACTGGGTAGTCAAAGCAAAACTAAAGAATGTACTTGCAGGTACTTATAAGAACGGTGACCCAAGAGCTGCAAAGTCTATTGCTTTGTATGACTCACAAGGTAAACCTTTAAAAGATACATTGGTAAGAGGTGGATCAAAGGTTAAGTTAGCAGTGCGTCCAAGGTTTTGGTATGTCGCATCGACTGGGTTTGGTATGAGCCTTGATTTGTTAGCAGTCCAAGTCATCGAGTTAGGAGATGGTGGTCTCAGTGATAAAGCAGCTGAAAGCTTTGGGTTTACTGAAGTTGAAGGAGGCTATGTTAACGGAGGTGAATCACTCGAAGGAGCACTTGATGCCGAAGAAGAAGAAGACATCATCAAGGCAGACTTTTAGGTCAGGCTTTGAAGAGAGAATAGCAAACCAACTTAAAAGGTGTGGGGTCTGCTACTCTTACGAGTCGTTAGTCATTGAGTACGAGAGACTTAGTACCTATACTCCTGACTTCATCTTACCTAACGGAATCATTATTGAAACCAAAGGTAGGTGGGTCACGGAGGACAGGTCTAAACATCTGTTAATCAAGCAACAACATCCTGACTTAGACATTAGGTTGTTATTTCAAAACGCATACAACAAGATTCGTAAGGGTAGCAAGACTACCTATGCCATGTGGTGTGAAAAGAAAGGAATATTATATGCACATAAACAAATACCAAAGTCATGGCTTTCACTAGAACGCATCAGCAGTGTGCAAAGTGTGGATCGAGTGACGCTCTTGCGGTCAACGATGACGGAAGCACAAAATGTTTCAGCTGTGATTCATACAGTCGAGGCAGACAACAAACTATGACACAACCAACAACTAATAACGACACCTCTTTTGTCACAGGTAAAGCACAGGAGATAGCTAGGAGGAACTTAACTAAGGAGACTTGTCAGAAGTGGGGCTATCAGATAGGCACACACAATGGAGAACCAGTACACATAGCTAACTACAAGAGTAGGAACGGAGCACTTGTCGCACAGAAACTACGATTCAGTAACAAAACTTTTTGTATAAAAGGAGAGCTGTATGGCTTATACGGACAGCATCTTTGGAGTAGTGGTGGAAGAAGAGTAGTGGTATGTGAAGGGGAGATTGATGCACTATCTGTAAGCCAAGCATTCGGAAACAAGTGGGCTGTTGTATCTGTACCTAACGGAGCAGGTGGAGCAAAGAAGTATGTATCACAAGCTATCGATTGGCTGGAGTCCTTTGAGAAGGTAATCTTCTGCTTTGATAATGATGATCCAGGACGAGATGGAGCTGCTAAATGTGCAGCACTATTGACACCAGGGAAAGCACACATTGCAGAGTTACCTCTTAAAGATGCTAACGATATGTTAGTAGCAAAGCGTAGCGAGGAGTTGGTGACAGCTTTGTGGCAAGCTAGAGAGTACAGACCTGATGGGATAGTTAGTGGTGAGGACATATGGCAAGCAGTTATAAAGGAGGACACCTCTGAATGTCAGCCCTATCCGTATGCTTCACTCAACACTATGACACACGGACTGAGGAGAGGGGAGTTGGTGACACTTTGTGCTGGATCAGGGATAGGTAAGTCCTTGTTCTGTCGTGAAGTATGTCACCATCTCCTTGAGCTTGGCGAGACAGTAGGTTATATAGCACTGGAAGAATCAGTCAGACGAACTGCACTTGGCATCATGGGCATCCATCTAAACAAACCATTGCACCTAGAGAATGATCTGAAGGAGGAGGAGTTACGCAAAGCATTCGATGAGACTATGGGTAACAAGAACTTCTATACCTATGATCACTTTGGAAGTACGGAGAGTGATAACTTATTAAGTAAGATCAAGTACCTGTGCAAAGGATTAGGTTGCAAGTGGATATTCCTTGACCATCTATCTATTGTAGTTAGTGGTATTCAAGGTGATGATGAACGAAGGTTAATTGATAATACAATGACACAACTGAGAAGCTTAGTGGAAGAGACAGGATGTGGAATGGTACTTGTGTCACACCTTAGAAGACCACCGAATGGTGGAGGACATGAAGAGGGTGGAGTCACTAGGTTATCAGACCTAAGAGGTAGTCATTCGATACCACAACTCAGTGATATGGTAATAGGACTAGAGAGAAATCAACAAAAAGAAAACAATAACGAAACAAAAGTAAGAGTCTTAAAGAATAGATTCTCAGGTGAGACTGGGCTAGCTACTACATTGTTATACGATCAAGACAGTGGAAGGTACACAGAAGATGAGAATGTATTCAAAGACAAAACAACAACAACCAACAGCGGAGCGAGTCCGTTTTAATAATATGAAAATACTATTCTTTGATATAGAAACAAATGGCATTGAGGACTTCACTAATCTGAGTGACCTAAAGGTCTGCCATTGCTTATCCATCTACGATCCGATAGCAGGTAAGATGATTACCTTTAGTGGTGATGGGATAAAAGAAGGAACAAGGATGTTAGCTAAAGCTGACAAGATCATCGGACATAACATCATAGGTTTTGATCTACCTGTGTTAGCTAAGTTGTATGACTTCCACCCTCCATTAGCACAAGTACAAGATACATTGGTAATGAGTAGGTGTATATACCCTGACCTTAGAGAGGATGACTTCAAACGAAAGGACTTTGATCCTAAGATGGTTGGTAGTCACAGCTTGAAAGCTTGGGGACACAGGATGGGTAAGATGTTAAAGCTTACTTACGGAGAGAATGAGGACGCTTGGGACAGCTACAATGAAGAGATGAAGAAGTACTGTGAACGAGATGTCCTTGTTACTAAGACCTTGTACGAACACTTCCTAAGTAAAGAACCTAATAAGAAGATGGTAGACATAGAACATTGGTTCGCTTACATCATACGCTTACAGGAAAGTAAAGGGTTTGGGTTTGATATAGCAGCAGCAGAAGTGCTAGAACAAAAGCTGATCCTGTTAAGAGCAAAGCTACAAGATAAACTACAAGCTATGTTTGAGCCTACCGTTAAGAAGATGAAGACTCCAAAGGGATACACATTAACTGTTGAACGCACGGACGGAGTTGAAGTAATTAACGCACCTACAAAAGCAAAGTTAAAAGCTATACTAAAAGAGAGGGGTATGGTACAGAACTTAGTTAACAAAGCTGAAGCACTCGATGTAAAGGAGGAGATCATACCTTTCAATCCTGGCAGCAGGAAGCAAATCAAAGAACGCTTTGAAGAACTAGGATTTGAGATACCTGTCAGTGAAGACGGTAAGACTATAAAGGTTGATGAACCTACTCTTAAAAAGATAAACCACCCAGCTGCCGAGCTTCTGCTAGAGTATCTGTTAGTCGTAAAAAGACTTGGAGCATTGGCTGAAGGCGAGAATGGGTGGCTTAAATTAGTTAAAAATAATAGAGTACACGGACGAGTCAATACAAACGGTGCAGTCACAGGTAGATGTACGCATTCCAAACCTAACTTAGCACAAGTACCAGCTACAAGAGCAGAGTATGGTGAGGAGTGTAGAAGTTTATTCATTCCACTTAACGGTAATGTATTAGTAGGTGTTGACGCTAGTGGGTTGGAGTTAAGAATGCTGGCACACTACCTAGCAATTTGGGATGGTGGTGAGTACACTAGGAATATATTAGAGGGTGACATCCACACAGTTAATCAACAAGCTGCTAAGTTAGAGACGAGAGACCAAGCTAAGACATTCATCTATGGATTCTTATACGGTGCAGGTGACGCAAAGATTGGACAGATAGTGGAAGGTTCAGCAAGAGAAGGTGCAATATTAAAGAAGAAGTTCTTATCTAACTTACCTGCGTTAAAGATATTAAAGATAAAGATAGAGGAGAAAGTCAGACGCTCTGCTTGTTTAACAGGACTAGATGGTAGAGTATTACCTGTCAGATCGGAACACGCTGCACTTAATATGTTACTTCAATCAGCAGGTGCTGTGGTTATGAAGGTAGCACTTATAAAGCTACACAACAAACTACAGCAGTTAGGATGGCAACACGGTAGGGAGTATTCTTTTGTAGGTAATATCCACGATGAGTTCCAAGCTGAAGTTAAACCTGACCTAGCTGAGACATATGGAGAGTTAGCAATCAAAGCAATCCAAGCAGCAGGTAAAGACTTAAAGTTGAACTGTCCTATGGATGGTGAGTATAAGATAGGGAAGTCATGGGCAGAGACACACTAGAGCTTGAACACGATTACTACTTGAAGGTTGCTGAATTGTACGATACAGTTGACCTAACATTTCCTATGCCCTCATCTAACACACAACGAATAGGAGCGATAGCAGAGTCTAGGTTTACAACAGAGTGTTTAGAAAGAAACTTTGAACCACACCTACCTACCACTCCTATGCCTTGGGACTTTATTGTTACTTGCCCAGCAGGTAGTTTAAAAGTTCAGATCAAAGCTTCAAGCAGGAAATCATCTGTTAATACATACTGTATAAATAGTGGAGCAGGATGTAAGAGTAAGGATTTTATGTGTGAAACAATAGATGTTGTAGGTTGTTACATTATACCTGAGCAAACTTGGTGGATGATACCGAGAAAAGAAATAAAAGGAGTAACACTAAAGTTAAACATCCTACCAGATAGTAAATCAAAATATAAAAAATACCAAGAAAACTGGAGCATATTCTATGAGTAAAACAACCATACTAATTGACGCAGATGTATTAGCATTTGAATCGTCAATCATAGCACAAGAAAATATACAATGGGAAGAAGAGCTGTGGACTGTACACGCAGACATGACAGTAGCAAAGGACAGAGTCATTGGAAGAATAGAACAATTCAAAGACTTACTCAAAGCAGATGAAGTAGTGTTAGCACTTAGTGACCGAGCAAACTTCAGAAGGAAACTATTCCCTGAGTACAAGTCTAACAGAAGAAAGTCAGTACTGCCTGTCATCTTAAAACCTATGAAGGACTGGATGATTAATGAACTAGACGCACAACTGTGGGCTAATGTAGAAGCTGATGATGTGTTAAGTATCTTAGCTACTGAGTATCCTAACAGACAAGACAAGCGAATCATAGTTAGTATAGACAAGGACTTCAAGAGTGTACCAGGAATCTTCTATGATTATAACAGAGAAGAATACCACCAACCAACAGAAGAGGAAGCAGATAACTTTCATTTGATACAGACATTGATGGGAGATTCTACAGATGGATTCAACGGAGTCAAAGGAGTCGGTCCTGTTGCAGCTGAGAGATGGTTAGATAAACATGGATACACTTGGGAGTCTGTTGTAGCTTTGTATGAGAAGAAAGGACAGACAGAACAGGATGCTTTAACAAATGCTTGGATGGCAAGACTACTAAGAAAAGAAGAATACAATAAAAAACAAAAACAAATAACAAAACTATGGACACCAAAGAATTACCAAACAGCGGACAAAAGGAGAATTACATCACAGGTGCACAGCGTGACAGGGCTACTGGACGAGGACGATTCAGCCTTATTCCTCCAATCGCCCTTCGATCCCTTGCCCAACGATATGAAGAAGGAGGAAGACTCTACGGAGACAACAACTGGCACAACGGATTCCCACTCAGTAGATTAATAGACAGTATGAATAGACATTTGTTAGCGTTAAACGAAGGAGATGAATCAGAAGATCACGCAGGTGCTATACTGTGGAATGCTAGTGCTTTCCTGTGGACCGAGGATCAAATAACAAAAGGTAACTTACCTCAAGAACTAGATGACAGGAGTTATATAAACAAATGATCGCACCAATAAAAGAAGACGAACCTTTAAAAGCTGATGGATTTGATGAAGCTATTATAGGTGTGGATTATAAACAAGGTAAGTATGTATATGCTATAGAACTTATGTTAGAGAAGATGATGCAAGAACCTAGTAACATGACAATGGAAGAAGCGATAGAATACTTTGACTTCAACATAGGGTGTGCTTATGTAGGAGAGATGACACCAATATACATATGGACTAATACAGATGCTAATGAATAACGAAGAAGAACTACTACCAGCTATAAGTGAAACTTTAGTTAAAAGATTAGAGAAGCTATTCCCTGATAAATGTCCTGACTTGACGAATACAGAAAAAGATGTTTGGTTTAAAAGTGGACAAGTGTCTGTAATTAGATTTCTAAGACAAACTTATAACGAACAGCTTCAACAAAACATCTTAACAAAAGACTAACTATGTGTATGTCAACACCAGATATTCCTCCTCCTCCACCACCTCCAGCACCACCACCACCACCGCCTCCTGTTGCTGAAGCATCTAAGACTGTTAGACAAACACAGCCTAAGAAGAAGAGAAGAGGAGCACAAGCTCAGTTAGCACGAACTGCTAGACCTACACTAGGTGGAATGCCAGGTGGTACTGGTGTTAATATGTATTAACAAACTTTTATTAACTAATAACAATATATTATCATGCTTCGCACACTCTCAAAAAAGACTTTGCTATCATCTGTCTCAGCGACAGGGGCTGGCAATTCATTCTCAGTAGAGCGTTCTAAGGGTTGGACCTTTGTGATCGCTTCTTCATCAGTAACTTCAGGAGCTACAGTAGACATAGAAGCATACATCGGTGGTGCTTGGTTTGTTGTACACTCTGAAGTAGTAACAGCAGACGGATCAGTAATGGTCAGAGACGATCACGGACACTACGAAAAGATAAGAGGTAATGTATCAGCTAGAACAGATGGTACTTACAGTGTATTCGCAACAGGTACTACAGACTCTCTTTAATTAGATGTCTTTGATTTATCCATATGCTAATCAGGAGAAACCGAATGGCATTGTCATCGCTCCTAGTAAGTTAATCCGTCCTGAGTTTGGGGAGACCTATGCTTTTGATGAACGAGATGAGATGTTACTTACTGAGTTACTGCAAGCGTTATTGACTGAGGATAATGACCGCATCACAATAGACAACGAAATAGATAATTAAATAAAATGGCTAATAAGAAGATAACGGAACTTTCAAACCTGGCTACTCCCAACGGTGCTGATTTATTGGCTATTGTTGATGACATCGCAGGTACAGCTACCACTAAAAAGGTAACAGCAACTAACCTAATGACCCTTGCACCTGTTCAATCAGTAGCAGGAAGGACAGGGACAGTAACACTTAGTGACACAGATATTACTGGATTAGGTACAGCAGCTACTTTAGATGTAGGAACAAGTGCTAATAATATCGTACAGTTAAATGGGTCAGCACAATTACCAGCAGTCGACGGATCGCAGTTAACAGGTATAAATGTAGCTTTCACTGACATTGTTACCAAAACCGCCAACCACACGCTCGTTGATTCTGACAGCGGAAAAGTTATTTTCTGTAACTCAAGCAGTCGAATTGACATTACAGTACCGTCAGGCTTAACAAGTGGTTTTAATTGTCGAGTGGTTCAAGGTGGTACAGGTCGAGTTAGATTCCTCACAAGCGGAGTAACTATTAATGGATACACTAGTGGTTCAAACACACCAAATGCTGTTCTTGGTCAACATGGAGTAGCAGACTTAGTACCGACAGGATCGAATGCTTATACTTTAGCTGGGGACATTGACTACTTATTTGTCTACGGAAACACAAAGTCACTAGCACTTGATGGTGTTGACGATTATATGGATGTTGGGAATATTGCAGAGCTAAACTCAGTCACGAGTTATTCGGTGAGCTACTGGGTAAGAGAAAATTCAGCAACAGGAACGGATCAAAAATACCATTGGAACGCTGGAACTGCAATTCCAGGAATTAGCCTCGTCCAATTTTCGAGTACTTATGTTGGATTTACTACTAAACTAGGAGGTTCAATTAAAACTATAACTTCTAGTGGTAGACCCTCTTTTGATGTTTGGCACTGCGTTGTAGTTTCTTTTGGAAGCTCGACCACAAAAATTTACATTGATGGCGTACTAAAAGCATCGACCAATCATGGATCAACAACCACAGATTCAAATGTGGGCGATAGTTTCAGAATAGGTGCTAGACTTAATACCACAAAAGTGGTCAACGGATACCTCGATGAGTTTGCGATTTATTCCGAAGCTTTAACTGATGGATCGGTAAGTGTAGGTGCGACAGCAGGGGGGCAAGTTGAAGATATTTACAAAGGTCAATCTAGTGGTGGATCAGGAGGCACAACAGGAACACCAGGTGATTTAACTAGCTTTCAAGGCACAGGAAATGGTGGATTAGCTCATTGGTGGCGATTTGAGGACAGTCCAAACGATGTAATTGGGTCAAATAACGGAACATTAAACGGTACAACTTATTCATCTGAAACTCCGTAACTACAATGATATATGTAATAATAGAAGCCTCTGAAGTTGATAATGT